GAAACTGAATCTCTATATCGTCTCACAAAGGGAACTTCAGCAGACGAAAATTATATAGAGACCATCATCAAGAAGGGTTCAGTCGAAAGTCTCCAGGCACTCAAAAAGGATTACGAGGATTCCCTCAAGGACAAACTTTTCCTAACCTGCCCACATTGTGGGAAGGAAATCAAGGGAATCAGAGCATCCTTTGAAGGCAAAAAACCAGAAGAGACATCTGAGGTAGAGTACGAAAAATACAAAGTATAATCGAGTTTATTGTTCTGAATCTCGTGTCATTCCGAATTTATTTCGGAATCTCAATCTAACTTGATTATTTAAAAGGAGGTATAAATGCCTACAGTAAAACTCACGGACATCTTTGAAAATCCCACATTCCTTGCCAGTTCACTCACAAGAGGAACGGACGAAGGTAAGCCGGCAAAAATCAGTGCCAATAAGACTGCCGCAGTTGCAGCTAATGATGATGAATTTTATGGTATCATACTCAGCATTTCCCCGGACAATGCAATCTGTGTTGTCAAGAATCATGGAATCGTAACGGTAATTTATACAGGTGCTGCACCCTCACTGGGCTACGGTGACCTGATTTCCGATGGCACTGGAGTTAAAAAAGGTGCTGGCACAAACCAGAAGTTCTGGATACTTAACGTTGATACGGGAAACACACTCGTCACGTTTGACCTTGGCTGATATCCTGAATCTGTGTAATCAGCCTTTAAATCTGTATAATCATTTTCAAAAAGGAGGAACAATGCTACCCATACCAGAGACGACCAAAAAGGTCACACTTGCAAAAGGAATGTATCTTGACTCGAAGAGTAAAGGTGTATCCTTTTCGCAATTTTTAGAAGGGCTTGACCCTTCGGAACCCGGATATCCACTCGATGCTTTCGAAAGACAACTTGCACGATTCGGCATTATGAGCAAAGGAGAGCAGATTTCACTCGTAGAAGATTTCTACAAGACTTATGAATCCAGTGTTCTCTTCCCTGAATTCATCAACCGCAATGTACTTATCGGATATAGACTCGGGAAGAACGAACTCAAACTTGAAGACCTTATAGCAGTCACGGATTCTATCGATGGCGATTCGGACACACCTGTTTTTGCAGACGACACAGGAGAGGAAGAGGAGTTATATCGTGTTGGCGAATACGGAGAATTTCCAACGACGACATTGACATTAGCAGACCATACCATCAGACTCATCAAGATTGGCAGACGTCTCAAAGCATCGTATGAGGTTCTCAGAAGAATGAAAATCAACGTGCTCGCATTACATATTCAGGTTCTCGGTCTCAAGATTCAGCGGGCGATGACCAAGTACGCACTTGACATTTTTGTCAATGGCGACGGCAATTCCAATCCAGCCCCAACACAGAACACGGCAGTGTCTCCTACACTTACTTACGATGATATGGTAGATTTCGAGATAGATATGGCAGCAACCGGATTCGAAAAGACCCATATGTGTGGTGATAAAGATGTCATCAAGACAATCCTCAAGATGACGGAGTTCAAGGATGCTCAGGCTGGATTCAACTTTCAGAAAACCGGTGACTTGGTCACACCTTTTGGGGATATCCTCAGATGGTCAGGAAATGCACCCGCGAGCAAACTCCTTGGTTGGGACAGTAAAGCACACATCAAACTTGTAAAAGAAAAAGGTGCTCAGCTGGTTGAGGCGAGTAAGGTTATAGACAAGCAGTTCGAGAAAACAATCATCTCCGATGTTCTTGGTATCGAGAAAATTTACACCAATGCAGGTAGAATCCTCAACATCACCTGGTCGTAAAGAAATATAAAATTGTAGGGGCAGACCTGTGTGTCTGCCCTACAATAACTGATGTCATTTATTCGTCTTTGAAAAAGGGAGCGATTTATAAAAGGAGGGAATCCATGTCAAAGAATAAAACTGCCGAGGAGAAAAAAAAGGAGCAGGCGAAAGCCGCAGAAAAGCCGAAAGAGGCTCCACTAAAGTCAGAACCACATCCTGAAACTGGTCCTGAAATGGTGCGAGTCAGGGTGAAAAAGGAAATTGTGAAAAACGGTGGAGGCTTCCATGATTTCCATTCAGGAATGGATATGTATCCAAAATCGGACCGGAAGATATTCAAAGTTCCGCTCACTCCATTCATTCAGCAAAAAATCCGCACAGGCGAGTTACTTCTGGTTTTAGATAAAGAACACACTGAAAAATAGTTAAACACTATTAAACACCCTTACGACTGTCTGAGGGTATGTCTGAGAGGAAGCAGAGGTAAAATTGGAGCTCACTGATATAGTCAGAGATAAATTACCGGTTTCAATAGAAAATCTCGAAACAAAGAGATCTGGAATCTTGCTTCGCACAATCGAGCAATCCAAAGTTGAGCTCGGATATTCGACCGATGAATCCGAGCTCGAGGATAAGGAAAAAATTCATATTGCATTATATACCGCTATCAAACTTGCAAGAAGCACACTCGATATATATCAGGAAGACCTACAGGAAGAACAGGCAGACGATGTTAGAAGAAAATATCAGGAGCGTATTAGTTATGTCAGGGAGAAAATAGCGCAGTTACAGAGTGAATTCAATGTAATAGACGCTATATTAAAAGGTGACCCAAAAGCGACTCCGCCCTGTTTCACAATAGAAAAAGCCACCGCAGATGATGATGAAACATAATAATGTTATTCGCTTATTTTCTATTCCCCCTTTGAAAAATGGGGTTAGGGGGATTTACGAATGCAAGACCTGAAATTAACATGGGAAGACCTAATCAATGCAGTATCGCTCATCATCACGCTCAAGAAGTTCTCCGAAGGAACTTATAATGAAGACTGGGATGAGGGCGCGAGGAATTACACAGAATACAGTATTGATGCAAGGGTAAAATATGAATTATCGGAAAGAGAAATCGAATCGCTCGGAGAAAATATGCAGCTCGATGCCATAGTATTTATTAGAAATAAAGACCTCGATGCAAAGGGAATCACTCTCGTCCCACAGGATAGATTTAATATCAACGCAGTAGATTATAGAATTACAAAAATGCAATCGAAAATCGTAGCAGGTCAGGATGTTGGTTTCATACTCGGTGTCCGAGAGGTGATGTAAGATGCCCTTAAAAGGTAACTGGAATAAGACAATCAAAAAACTTAACAATTTCCAGAAAGAACTCGAAATGAAACTCGAGCAGACACTCACTCAAGCTGCGGCAGATGTCGAATCCGTAGCAATAGGGCATCTCAAGAATCAGGACCTCGGCTGGACTGCACTAAAACCGGCATATCTCAGGAAAAAATTAAGAGGCAAAGGCAGAGGTGGTAGACGACTCTCAAAAAAAATCCTTATTGCAACAGGCACATACTTCCAAAACATTACTTCGTATGTTGAGGGACTAACTGCATTCATCGGAGTTAAGCGTGGAGTAGCAAGAGAAAAAGATGGGACAGATATAGTGGATATAGCGCTCGTGCATGAGAACCCAATAACAAGTCCGAATCCAAAACGACCACTCTGGAAACCAACCTTTGACGAAACCAAACCAGAGGTAATGAAGAAATTCAAACAAGCCTTACACGAGGTAACCAACCGATGAGGCAATTTGTAATGATTGTCATCCTGAGTAATCTTTCTCATATTGACCCTGGAAGTATCTCGGTTTACAGGGAAGGTAGCCGCAGGCTTCAGCCTGCGAGGTTAAACAATGATTGAATTCTCTTACAAAACAATAGAACATTATCTCAAGCAGATTGAAAATTCCCTGAGTGTGAAGGTCTTCCAGCAGTCCCGGAGGCTGGTTCGAGAAAAACCCGTGTGGGATTTCATCAAGGCAAATGTCACGGAAAACAATCCATACTGCCTCATCTCCATTTCGGACTATAAAGAAAGTGCAATGGGGTTCCTCTTCGACACTTATGTAGATTACAGCGTATCTGACATTACACACACAGGCACAAGCGCAGCCACATATCAAATTACGGGCAGCCACAAAGGCAATAATTCCTATATCCTCAAAATCACAACAGAGGGCACAATAGGCACAGCTCCATATCCACAATATTCGCTGCAGGTCAATGGAGGGAATTGGAGTGCCGTGGCAGAGATTCCGGCAGATGGCAAAATCTCTATTGGTGACGGCACAACATTTGAATTTGAGGTGGGTGGTGTAGTTATATTGGATGAGACTTATGCCTGGCAGACAATAGCGAAGCGAATAAATGTAACGAAAGATAAAGAGATTCAGGTTGGAATCCGAATTGAGATTTGGGCAAAGACAAAAAAGGAACTCTTTGAAACGGGTGGCTATTATAAGCAATTAAGTGCTCAACTCACGGAAAGATATGTAACCGACGGTGAGCAGGTAATACAACAAATGCCAGGTTCGTCCCGTTTTTTTCAATCGGATTTTGAAAAACAAAACAATATAGTGAGGGGGGTGCAGACAATTATATATAACGGTGCAACATATACAACAAAAGAAGATGCCCTCGTATGCGAATTCAAAATAGAAGGAGGTTAATATGTCAAAAGAAAAAATAAAAAATGCAGCACTGAGTTCCCAGTCGCGACCTATAGAATCGCCTTCCCTGTCACGATTAACAGGAGAGCCTTCCAGCCTCACAAGGGGGGCGGGCAAACATAAGGTGGTATATCTTTTCTCGAAAGAGAAGGTGCAGCCTTATCTCTTCACAGCCTTTCTCCTTTTCACAAAATGGGAAGAGAAAAAAGAAGTAACCAGGGATGAATTCAAAAAGAAACTCAAGGAGTTTCTTAAACGATAACCCCTTTCTATCCCCCCTTTGAAAAAGGGGGTTAGGGGGATTAAAACCAAGGAGGCAATATGTCAGGAATAAATGATTTACCAGGCTTCTATCCGACAATAAAGGATGGGGGGCTTGGCGCATTACCATCACTAAATGTATCCGTATTCGGTGTCTATGGTGTTTCGGAAAAGGGCGTAAAAACGCCCAAAATGGTATCGGATATTAATACCATTCAAGAGGAATATGGAATGGGTACACTTACAGAACAATTGATTGATGCATTCGTTTGCGGTGCGAGACAGGTTGTAGCGCTTCGTGCAGATGCATCGACTGTCCATGTTGTAGGAACTCCGGTGCTCACAGGGACAGGAACAGCAACAGCAGAGGCAGTCCTTCAGACAGGTGTACTGGCTGTCAAGGCAGACAGAACACATCTATTCAAGATCACCGTGGGGGGTACGGCAGCCACTGCGAAATATCAATATTCCAAGAATGGCGGTATTACTTATGGTGAAGAACAATCATTTGGTGCGTCACCTGCAGAAATCACTCTTGAGGATGGAACAAAAATTACATTCACCGACGCAGAAGTCGAACCAGAAGGCAGTTTTGTGCTCGGCGATATCTGGACACTTGAGAACACAGAGGCAAAGATGGACACAACCGACCGTGCAGCCGCACTCGATACTATCTGTGCCTATAAAGATGCCAATGGTATCGGATTGCCTCTTGTCTACGACACATCGGAAGGCGACGAAGTAATCTGGGCAGTGCTTGGTTCAAAGGCTGATGAAGTCTGGACTAACGAACAGCGTCCCATCTGGTTTCTTATCAACGCAACAAAACCCGACTACGCAGACATCGATGCATGGCTCACCGCATTAATTGTTTCAAGCACAGCCTATCGCCATGAGCGAGTTGGGGTCAATGCCTTTTACGGCAGACTCGTTGACACGAGAGGTAACATCCTCATACAAGCAGGGGGAGGCTCAGTCGCAGGATTCATAGCAAAGGGAAAACTTCACTGGTCCATTGCTTGGGTTCGAGAATTTGTATTTCCGAATTGCATTGGCATCGAGCCATACAATTCCGACATTGACAAGATGGACCTTGGTAGAATTGCGCAGCTCAACGATGCGAAATTCATTTCGGCAAGACAGTGGGCTGGATATGGAAATGCACCGGTCGACGATTGGCTCATGGCACCAGCAACAAGTGATTTCTCTTCTATCAGAAACAGAAGAATAATGGATGCTGCAATTGTAGGTGTTCAGATGGCGAATACGCCATTCACCAATTCACCAGGTGTAGCGAAGGAAGATATGATTGCTTACAAGAAAGCACTTGAGAGTCCGCTCGACTCACTCATTACCGAAGGTGCAATAATGTCCTTCACCCTGACGCTCACACCAGATGATAACATCTGGACAAACGGCATCGTCTATGCAACAATAGAAATCATTCCGACTGCAACAAAGAAAAAATTAAGTGCGACCTTCCAGCTCAAGAGTGGCACCGCCGCCAGCGCATAAGATTTATATTCCCTCATATTTCCTCTCCCTTGATGGGAGAGGATTAAGGTGAGGATGAAAAATGTCATGCTGAACTTGTTTTCAGCATCTCAGGTTTAACAAAGGAGGTAAAATGATAAATGGCAAGGAACATGACTGGAGCGATATAAAAATCTATATGGGTGGACTTCCAGTCAGCGATGTAAAAAATATCAACTA